GCCCATTCGATGCCACTGGTTCCACCCCAAGCATCCCACATTAGTTTACCACAGCCTTCAGAATATGGTGTATCAGAGTTCTTCTTATGCCTAGCAAAACTTGACATTCTAGCAATAGTATCTTCTGATATATTCTCACCTTTTGCAAGTTGATTTGCTCTTTGTTTACCTACATCAGTTCCACAACTACCCCATCCGTTTTCTTCTGCCCAATCTAAGGCTCTTTGTGCATTGTTCTTTGCACTTTCTGGATAATCGTTATAGGATTCAAACTCCATATTATTTTCGATTGGAATACAATTAGGTACTTCTCTACCATTCTTATTCTTAGTTCCATAAGCAACATAACCACTTTGACATGGATTGTCTTTTAGGAACTCATCTTCAAATTTTAAAAAGTTTACACCAATAGCTGGTCTGTCGACGATAGACATAACATCAACTCCTAAGTCTTCAAACTCAAGGTTTTCCCAGTCTATCATTAATTCTATTATCTTATTCATATTATAATCTTGCTAAATCATTAATTTTTGCATCTGCTTCTTGTTGACTAGTCATATCTTCTGCTACAACATAAGCTTTAATAACTCCTGCAGTTCCGCCACCACTAGCAACGGATTCAGGACCTACTGTATTATCTATATCTGTGTCTCCAGCTGCTGCTGCGATAGCTTCTGTTGGATCGAATGTAGGTATAGATGGTGTACTAGGGGTAGATCCACCACCTGCACTACCACCACCTGGTGTTTTAGTAGCTACAATAGCTTTTACATTTGCTAAACCAGTTGCAACAGCTACACCTGCAGCTAAGGCAGCACGTATAGGTGAGTCTGGTGTTAGTGTCATTTGAGATGTATATGCTTTCTGAGCTCCTAAATACGTAGAAATAGTAGCTGCTGAAATTGCGGCTGCTTTACCTGCTGCACTATCTTGTCCAATAAGGTTAGCAATAGCACTAAATGCACTTGCTGCTAATTGTAAATTATTTTCAGTTACTTGTTTTTGTAACAGTTCATCAAACTTAGCTTTTTCTTTGTTAAGTTTCTTTGACTTACCATCATAGAACTCTCTTACTTTTTGCTTTTCTTCTTCAGTAGCCTTAAGTCTATCAAGTTCTTCTAAATCTTTTTGCTGTGCTAATTCTAATTCTGCTTGTGCTTTAGCAAATTCATTCTCTACATCTTCTAGTTCCATTTCAGCTAGCTTATCACGTATAGTTTGCTTTCTAGCTATTTCTTCGTTCTCTAATTCTGCTGTTATCTTTTGTGCATCAAGTCTTCTGGTTTCTAAGGCAGTCTCTGCATCAATACGTGTAGCGATAGCTTCTGCTAATGAAGTTTCTAATTCTTCTCTCTTGTCATAGTTACCTTCTTGTGAGATTTGTAACCTTAAGTTCTCTTCTTCTAAACGAGCTTGTTCAGCAAGATTCTCTGCAAGTTTAACTTGTGCTTCACCTACTTTTTCTAAGGCTTCTTTTCTTTCTTCGTAAGTTCTATTGGTATCTTCAGCAATCTTTTGTTGAGTTTCCATCTCTTTGTTAAGGAGTGCGTTATCAACTATTAGTTTTTGTTGTGCATCTCTAATACCTCTAAACTGATCTACTAATTTACCTGCAACTTCAACTGCTTCTTTAACTTCAGCTACTACGGTCTTACCAAATTCTACAGTGGCTTCTATTGCATCGCCTACTTTTTCTGTAATATCTTCTACTCCTAAGACTACTTTACCTACTGCATCTGCTGCAATCTTTCCAGCTTCACTAAAGTTACCACTAAACAGCTCTTTTATAGCGCTACCAAGTGCAGGGATGAGTTCTAAGAGACCTTCAAACCTGTTCATTATATTTTCTTTAATGGCATCTGCAAAGCTCATTAGAGCTTCTTTAGGAGAAGTGAATGCCCACATGATTTTCTCACCTAACATAGCAAAGAAATCCATTACCTTACCGGTAATAATTCCTAAGGCTTCCATTGCGATGGCTAGCTTTCTACTTCCTTCTTCTGAATTCTTAAAGTAACTAAATAACGAAGTAAGTATAATTAGGAGAGCACCTAGTCCTGTAGCTGCAATTGCACCTTTAAGACCTTTAAATCCGGCTGTTGCTCCTTTAATACCTGCTTTCATATCAGCAAAGGCTTTCTTACCTTTCGCTAATATAGAATTCTCTTCAGCTACCTTCTTGGTTTCTTTACCGAGATTCTTCATCTCCTTCTGTAATTCCTCTACGGACTTTACTTCTTTCTCGATACCATCAATGGTAAATGTGATTTTAACTTCTTCTGCTGCCATACTATTTAGAAATATAATTGTTGACCATTTTGAATTAGCTGAATGTCATCAGCATATCTTTCTGGGTTTTCGATTCGCTTTGCACATGGTAATTCCCATTGAATCCAATAGATGCCATCTTGCCATACACCTCTTCTACCGTGTTGATCCTTTCTAGGATTACCTTTAAGTTTAAACCTATCTTTCGATTTACCTAATGGTATTCTTTTAACAGGATCTCCCATTGTGAAAGGTTCGTAGACTTCGCCATTGTATGCAATATCCCATGGTCCGCATTGTTCTACACCTTTTAAGAGTTCTAACACCTTAGGTGGATCGTAAGGACCCACTATGATAGCATCTATATCATTACTAGATTCTGAGTTAGTTAAACTACCTACTAAGTATAGGTCGTAACCATGCCAATCTAAATCAAAGATTGGCTGGTATGCTTGTTGAAATTCTTGGTCTCCTAATATCATATCTTTTAGTTTATATTGTTGCTACAAAAATGTAAGGTGTTGTACCGATTGTATTGTTAAAGAATTCAAAACCATTGTTGTTTGGACAGAAACATCCATCAAACGGTTCTCTTATTGCATCGCCTAAGCTAGTAGCACTATAGAACCAATCATTTCCACCATCACTGACACATGTATTATCTTGATCCATTTGAACTAATGTATTTTGAGCAGTTCCATACACTGATTGTAGAGTCGCCCATGTTCCATCATAACAATACCATCCATCAGTAGGTTCTGAATTTCCAGAGTCAACTCTAATAACTACTACATCTATATCATCAGCTTGTGTTTCTCCTTGACATACACCACCAACAGTATATTCTCTAATGTATGAGATATCTGATGTAGGAATTACTACTTGACAACTAACTAAGACTGAGGTTAAACTAGTTTCACAACCTACACTATCTGTAAGTACATAAGAATATGTAGCACTTGCTAATCCAGTTCTTGTTAATTGAGTACTACCATCAGACCATAGGATAGTGTATGGTGCAGTTCCACCAACTCCTGAAATAGTTACTGCTCCATCTGATGTATAACAATCAGAAGGTTCTGTAATGTTTGCTGATGAGCTTAATTCACTTGCACTAGACTGTGGCACTGTAATAGTATCTGTTGAGGTTGAACCAACGTTATCTGTTATTGTAATTGAGTAAGTTCCAGGTGTTATGTTATCTATTAGACCAGGGTTAATGTTAAATACACCGCTATCACCACTACTAGAACTCCAACTAACTGGGAATTGAGGTAGAGGTGCACTAAATACATAAGTAATTTGTCCATTCGAACCATTAAAACATGAAGGACCTTGAGGAGTAGCAGTAAAGTTAAGTGCTGCATCGCTAACTGGTGTTGCTACATAATCTAATAGTTTAATTAATTGAACTTTAACAGGACCTGTTTCTCCTATTTGTGCATCGTTAATCTTTTCAGGTCTATAATACGTACCATCTACAAAAATAACATCATCAAATGAGAATGTTTGTAGGTCTACATTGTTAAGAGTAAAGTATGCAGTGATTCTTCTAGCATTCTTATCGTATAATGAATTAATATAACCTGACCAATATGTATTGTACAAGCTTCTTTGAGTAATTAAACCATTATATCCACTTACATTATCTCCCCAGTAGGGTATGTCTACATTCCAGTTTAGGACTTCCGAGTCAACTGTCATTGGCCATTCATTATAGTAACTAACCATAGGATAATAGTCTAAACCATTAACATTCTGTGGCATGCCAACCATATACCAATGACTAGTATTAGTTAAGATTTCTTGTAATCCATTATAGTATAAGAATCTTGTTTTAGGTTTAATTGGTAGGTGCTCTAAATTGTTATTAGTAGAAATAGATCGTGTAGTTAATTGAGGTATAATAAACCTAGCCGTATCACCAGCTGCTTCTATTTGTGTAACAGGAGTAGGAGCCCAATTTGTCTCTATGTTTCGAGTACCTTTTAGCAACTCATTACCACTATCAAACTGTAAATAACCAAATGTATTTTTATAGGCTTGTTGGTGATATGTGTTAATAAAGTCACCATCTTCTTTATGTTTAAATTCTATTTGATCTGACTGTGTGTTAAATAGAGGTTCTATTATAAAATCTTTATCTCTAATTAGTTTATCTGACCAATCGTACAGATCACCAGATGCAATGTAATCAACAAATGGCTCAATGATAAAGTTTCTACTATCTGCAGGATCTGGACTCATTACAAGTCTAAATGTAGTTAATAGATCTTTTATAAATTCTATTTGCTTATAGTCACAATCTAAACTTGCAGTAGGTAACGAGGCTCCTGGTGCAGCGACAGTTTCAAATCTTGAAAGATTAACTTGTGCTTGACTAATAGGACCGTTAGTTTCTAACTTTAAGTGAACTTGATCACCTGCTGTTAAACTAATAATACCTTGTACTGTAAGAAGCACAGGTGTATTAATACCACCGCTATTATATGAACCAGTTGCATATACTGTTGAACCTATAGAATTAGTTAATAAGAGTCTAGCATCTATTGGTGAACCTGTTTGTGGATTATCATAGTAATCAAACCAACCAAGGTATTGTGCATCTGCTTGAAAAATGTAACTACCTGTAACTGGCGCTACATATTTACTACTAGTATTTGAATACTGATAGTTCTTACCATCAGATGTAAATGTATTACCACTTGAAGGATCGGCAACAGAGTCATTAACTATGATATCATTAAGTCCACTACCTGTTACTTGTTGTGTAGTCGTATCATTAGCTAACATAATATTATTTGAGTTAGAATCTAAATCAAGATCTACTCTCGATTCATTACCAAAGGCACTTACATATAGTTGTTTAAATTGATCACTATCAAAGAATACACTTGTAAAGGTATAACCAGCATTTGAGAATATTTCATCTACTAGTCTTTTAGCTCTAATCATAGGTTTAAACCTATTTAAATCTAAGGACTTAAGTACTTGATTTTCAGGACCTTGTGTAAAGTTATTAGAACCATGTAGAGATATTCTGGCTTCTTGTACAGCTCCTGCATCGTCATAAGTATTACCAAAGTCAATTAGAGGATATAGAACATCTCCATTCTTAAGACCATCTGTTAATGTAGGTGTTTGTGAAATGAAGTTTTCAGTTATAGGATCCCACTTTGTTTCTGAAGGATATGCTGACCAGCTTTTAGCAAGCTCATCAAAGCTTACTGTATGTGATAAGTCTGTAATATTAAGACTACACATTGTAGCATCTCCAATAGCACTCGAAAAGTCTCTCGTTTCACCTAAGAATATAATCTCATAGTCTATCTTATCTTGTGAACCATTAACAAAGATTCTTTGTAATCTAATGTGTCCTTGTCTAAACTCTGCACCATCTACTATGATTTCTGCAGGTTTCTTAACAGTAACATCATAATCAATACCGTCAACTAAGAATGCCATTTTAAAGAATTCATTATTGGCACTAGTTGCAGGAACTCTAAGTGTTCTACTAAATACTGACTTAGCCTCTGCATTTGTAATATCTTCTACAGATAGGTTAAGTTTGATAGGTTGAGTCTCGTAAAGATCTAACCAATATTGATCAAGTCGCCTTGAATCATCGTATACTTTTAATTGAATCATATTATCCTCTTTGTGATTTCAGGTTGTTAGCTAGTTTAAACTTAATTTCATATTGGAATAGTTTATCTTTTCTATAAGACTTTTCAGTCCAGCTTGTTGAAGTAATATTACAACCAAAGAAAAAAGCCTCATAACCTGCAGGAGCCGATTGTCCTAGTCTAACTCTAACATCTGGTGAGTTAAAGAGACCTTCTAAGTAATCTGCTTCTTCGTCTGATAGATATCTTGTCATAGCTGTAAAGGTTTCTTGTATCTCTTGTGAGTAAGTAGTAAAACCTCTAGCACCAGACGTAGTTGCGTAGTTAGCGCCATTGTAATCTACTGTGTTAGCTAAGAAGTTATTAGCCTTTCTTTTTGTTGATCTTACATTCTTTTTGGTAAATGTATAATAGTCTCTAAAACCATACGAGTTTAACCAAGAGAATTGTATGTTATCATAATCTAAACAACCTGTATTATTATATACTGCACCTCTACCATAGATTCTGTACATCTGAACCCAATGAATTGATTCGTCAGTATAACCAGTAAATGTAGCTAAACAAGTTCCTGGTGTCCATGCTACGGTTTGTACGTAATAGTAGGCTACTGCAGGGTCTAGTGTAAAATTAACACTAAGTAAACCATCAGTATATGTGAAGTTAACTAGGTTTTGTGGACCAAGACCTGCTGTAATTACTGCTGTATTATTTTGAGGTTGGTTACCATCACCATAGTCTATATTAGGACCACCACCGTTTGCTACAACATTAGGAATAATTACATCATCTACTACTGTTCCATCATTTTCATAAGTAGTAATTCTAAATCCTTCGATACCTTGTGCTGATGCAGGTGGACTAGGTAAGCCACCAGTATAAAGAGGATTAAGGTAACTAACAGTATGTAAGTCAGATGCAAAGACATCGTGTATTTGTACCTTAGTATTAATACCAATTGAACTAGGAGCAGCTACACCCATTGTGGCTAGTTCACTACCTCTAATATATGAGGTAAAGTCACTCAGTGGTTGACCGTTTGAATAGATGTTAGTACATGGTGGATTTGAATCATCACCTTGTATTGCACCTTGATAAGGGCCTTCTTGCCATGTTAAATCATACCATGGTTTCTTTCCACCTATTACATTATAAGGACCATAGGATTGTGGTCTAAGATCTACCACACCACTAGTTTCATCTCCTATTCTTAAGATGTATTGTTCTACTTCTTGTTCAGAGTTTTGTAAGTTAGCGGGTGAGACACTACCTAAACCTAATAGTTCTGTATCAATAGGTGATACATGTACATAAGTCTGTAAGATGTTTTGTATATCAAAGATAGCTTTACCTTGTGAGTTTGCTGTTTGTCTAATGTCTGCTAGGATGGTACCACCTAATGTTCTAACTTGTAAAACAAATTTAGTAGCTCCTGTTGTTAAATTACTTAGTGTAACAGGGTTAGGGCCATAAGCTAGGTTATAGTCTCCTGGTGATTGTGTTAATGAAACTGTTGATGCCATATTAAAATTCTTGAGTTAATTGTTGAGCCACTCCGTCGGCTATTATTTCTGTTATTAGGTCTACGTCAAAGAAACCTCCTTTATATGGAGGCAAACCAAACTTTCTTTGTTTAAATTGATAGAACGATCCGATTGAAGGTCTAGGACTTACTCCGAACGGTACTTCGTTTGCTAATGCGTTTTCGTCCTTGCCGTTAACACCAAAGTTTTGGAACATACCATAGTCTAGCATTTCTATAAAAACTGAGTCATTCTGTACTTTTGCTTTTATAGAATCTTTTAAATACCCGTCTTTGACTGGTGCTCCGCTTTTAATATCATCTACAATAGGACCGGCAATCTGTAATAGGATTGCACTAATATCCGTCAGTGATTGGCCAAAACCTTCTAGTTGTTGTTCAAATTCGTTTAATGTCATCTTAGCAAGTTACGTTTGTTTGATATTCAAAGTAAGTAATTACTCCGCTTTCTGATTTACCTATGTACATATTAGGATTGGATTCGAAACCGGTATATGCACCAGGAACTCCAACTGCTCGGATAAGACCATCTGGGGCATACCAAAACCAACCCTCATATTGTGGATTTCCATTACTAAGGTATACTTGAGTTCCTACTCCTAGTGTTTCATTCTTCGCCCAATACATGTAGTTTCCGGCGGTTTCGACGTTGTCACTTTGAGGATTACATCCTTCAGGATCTGCTAACAAATATGCGGACATATCATCCCATTCACATTTAGCATTTTCAGCGCTAGGACCTAGTCTAATATCGTTCAACTGAACTATTGGGTTTTGTTGACATGGTGTTTTAATACGCCATTGATACTTTATGAAACTATTGTTAGTTTGGCCAACTGCCACGGGATTTACTTCTAGAGATGATATTTGTTCCATACCTGTAATAGTTATAGTTGATCCGCTAAGGTCACCGTATGCAGTGCCTGAGCCTGTGCTGCCAGTTTCTAGGTAGGCTCCTCTTTCTATACCACATGTATAGAACTTACCATTGTTCATTTCGACTACTACGCCAAGGTTAGTAGACTCTGCGAGCTCTGCGAT